CGCATCAAGCAGGACCTGACGCTAGGGCTCCAGGAGTCCTACGGGTTTGACCGGTTCCACCCTCAGTACGGGTCGGTCATTCGTGACTATTTGGGTAATGTGATTACACCCGAGCTGCAATCGCTTGTGCAAGCAGAAGTGAATCGCGTTCTTCAGAACTACATCATCTTTCAGCAGAATGCGGTTCTTCGCGATACCGTTGTTGATGTGCAAGGGGTTTTTGACACCTCGGATGTCGTGCGCAGCGTAGACAACATCACGGTCCGCACCCTGCTCGACTCCATCTACCTGTCCGCCACATTGACCACGCTCGCGCGTGAGTCGATCACCATCGCTCAGCAGGTGAACGTCTAGCCATGCCCTCTACAGGTGAGATCGTCTCCAATATGGTCGCTGCCCTCAGGGCGAGTGAGCCGGACCTCGATACATCCATCGGTACACCCATCCGGAAGATCCTGGACGCGGTCGGCGAGAGCATCGCCGAGTCCTACTCGGACCAGCACCTCATCACTTACCAGTACGACATCGATTCCAAGACCGGTGGCGATCTGGACGACTTCTGCGCCCTCTTCGGAATCAGCCGGATCCCGGCTCAGCGGGCGCAGGGTGTCGTCACCTTCTCTCGGCCGAACGACAGTTACGCCCAGACCACGGCCGCGATCATCACCCCCGGCACGCAGGTGCTGGCCCAGACGAATCCGGTCGTCTACGCTCAGACGATCACCGGGGCCGTGCTGAACCCCACCCAGCTCTCCGCCGACGTGCCCGTCCAGGCGGTCACAGCGGGCGCAGCAGGCAACGTGGCGGCCGGACTGCTGACCACCATCGCTACGGCCCTCAGCGGCGTAACCACGGCCATTAACGCCTCAGCCCTGACCGGCGGCTCGGGCCAGGAGTCCGACACCGACCTCCGGACCCGGTTCAAGGCGACCGTCTTCCGCTCGCTGGCCGGTACCCAGGCCATGTACCAGGCCATCGCCCAGGGCGTGGCCCAGGACCCGTCGACCCCCAACACCTTCGCCGTCAGCCAGGCGAACGTGCTGGGATCCTCCAAGAGGTATCGGGAGCAGATCCAACTCGTCTCCGGCGTCGCCACCTCCACGATCACCGGAGCGGCGTACATCTTCGCGGACAACGTCTACTGCGGCACGGATATCGACGCGGGGAACTTCCTCACCCTGGGCGCGAACTACACCTTCGCGCCGAACAACCCCACGAACCGCAACGACGCGACCGCCACGATCACGGCTCTCGCCGGAATGCCGGATGGCCTCTACGACCTGGATTTCGAATACACACCCCAGGCGAGTCGCAACGACCCGGGCAACACCCGGTTCAACAGGGGATCGACGAACAACCGGGTCGACATCTACGTCAACGGTCAGCAGATCGTCGCGGCAACCCAGAGCGTGGTCTTCTCGAACGCACTCAAGTTCAACACGACCGTCGGAGACCCGTACTACAACGGCTACTGGGAGGCGTCCAACGCCACCGCGCTCGTGCCCACAACGAACATGATCTACGTACCGCTGTCCTTCGGCCCCATCCTCTCCGTACCGGCCACCATGTCGATCGCCAGCACCACCTACAACTACGGAACCGACTACTGGATCGTGCGGCGCAACGATGCCTTCGGGCTGGCACCGAACAGCGGGTACGGGCTGGTGTGGAACCTGACGCGGATCCCGGCCAACGGGTCGGCCTTCTCGATCACCTACAACTACAACAAGGTGGCGCGCAACGTTCAAGATGCCACCGACCTGTGGCGTCTGGTGGGTACCGACGCCAAGGTGCACACGGGCAAGCAGGTCCAGGTGCGGTTCAACTTCGCCATCGTCTACGACCGCAGGTACGACTCCACTGCGGTAAAGACCAACATCGATGTGGCGCTGGCTGCTTTGCTGACGGGGATTGGATTCTCCAGCCAACTGCAGGTGTCAGACGTTCTTCAGACGGTTCACAATGTACCGGGAGTGGACAACGTCAGGTTCCTGACGAGCACTGACGACGGTACCAACTACGCCATGCAGCGCATGTCGAACTACGACCCAACCGTCTTGCAGAACACCTACGCGACCGGCGGCCGGGCCATCGATGTCGTCTTCTCGGATGCGCACTATCCGACGTTCCTGTCGAGCAGGGTTGTCATCAAGGCGAACAACACATTCGGGATCGGGGCGTGATGTATGGCTGACAGCCTCTTCTCGGAGGTGCCGAGCTTCTTCGAGAACTTCACCACGCTGGCCTCTCAGGACCTGATGAGCCTGCAACTCTCCACGAGCGGCCCCCAGGCGTCGGCGGGGACCATCACGGTCTCCGACCCGATCGTGCCGGACAAGCTCGTCTCGGATCGCCTGGGCCACCTCGACCCCGAGATTTACGACCTCCGCGACACCTCGCACCTGATGAAGCTCTTCAAGGTGATGCTCGGTGGTTCCGGAGCCGGTGGGCTGCGCAAGCAGATGGCCGTAGCCAGGCTGCAGAACGCCTTCAATGGCATGCACTTCCTGGACCTGGACAGCTTCTACGGTGCGCTGTTCGGCATCGTCCGGACCCAGGCAGAACTGCAGCCGGACTTCGCCTTCGACCCGTACACGGACTCGACGAGTTCCGAGAACTGGGACGACCTCCACTCACGTGATGCCAGCTACCGCGAGCGGCTGATCAAGTTCGCCAAGGCGATCCCTTACGGTGGCTCGTTCATCGGGATCAAGTCCATGGCGGAAGCGCTCTGCGGCATCGAGTGCGACATCTACGAGGCCTGGGACTGGATCGACGAGGAGGACGAGGGGACGATCAAGAACAGTTCCCTCGTCTACACCTGGACCTTCCTGACGACGACCATCAAGACCTGGGCTGCGATGGAGCTGCGCGGGTGGTCCGACTGGGGTGGCAGCACGAAGCTCTTCACCGGCCGCACGGGACAACGCAACCGGGGTGACTTCGTCATCCACCCCAAGAAGCCGCTGAGCCTCGACGAACAGTATGAACTCGTCCGGGTGATCAACCGCTTCAAGCCGTCCGGCACGCAGTTCACCGTGGACAACTCCGGTCTGAGCATCAACACGCCGCTGACGATCCGGAACGTGGCGGCTAGCTCGGAGTACTGGGAGATCACCCCTTCGATCTCCATCAACCCGAACCTGTCCTTCAACCCCTATACGGCGAGCCAGGGCGAGTTCTCCGTCCAGGACGCCATCGTTCCTCAGCAGAGGCCAGCCTTCTCCCAGTACCAGGGAGAGGAGTGGTCATACAACAACGACATCGTCACGGCATCTTCGTACACAGTGGACGGAGCGGCAGTCGTCAGTTCAAGTGACGACGAGATCGTGGTGTACTCCGATGGCGTGTCGCACTCCTACCAGGCGAGTGATGGCTTGATGACCGGTGGTCAAGCCCTCTCTGCTCGGATCGTGAATGACGGGGTCATGGCAGCAGCTCCTTACGCACCAGCACGTAACTCGATCAACACCGCGACGGTGGTGAGCGCGTGACTACTCCAGCCAATACGCCTAACGGCTCTGCGGTAGCCCCTACCTGGGCAGACAACATGTCCATGGCCAGCCTTAACCAGGCCGTCCAGCAGAACGCCACCCCGGTCCAGAGCCAGCAGTCGACGAACGCACAGCGCTTCTGGTCCACCCCTTCACGGCCTGCTACCTCGACCATCAAAGAGGTACTGCAGATCACCCTGTCGAACACGCGGAGCATCAACAAGATCTCCTTCGAGGTGGCGATCTTCCCGCATGACGTGATGGTGGAGTACTTCGAGGCAGCGACCAACTCCTGGACTCCATGCCTCGTCATCAACACCGCAAGCCCGGTGCCTGTGAGCTACCGCGTCGTCGACTCCATGCCGACCGTGTTGCCGCTCATCAGCTCCATCACGGGCCATCTGCACCCGCAACACAGCTTCTCCAACCACTGGCGCGCGCTGAGCTTCGACATCCGCCCGATCGAGACCGCCTCGATGCGGATCATCCTTTCCCGCAACACGGCGGGCTCACCGCCGGTCAATCCCTTCGGCAACCTCGTCGACTACTCCCTGGCCGTCAAGGGCCTCTACATCGGCTACTCGGTCAACGCATTGGGAGATGTCCCTTACACGCAGCCGAGCCCCACCTCAGCAGGTCGCGGGACCTTCGCTTCCA